GTTGACCAGGCTCTCCGGGGCGAACAGCATCTTGCTGCCGTACGCCCTGAAGACACTGCAGAAGTAGTCCCTCTTTCCTGTGAGGACCTCCATCTCAGACATGGCTTCTATGTAGTACTCCATCACCATCGAGGGGGCCCATTTCGAGGCGTCGGCGTTTATGGTCATGGGAATCTTTATGGACCTGTCTCTGGCTCCGTTCTGAGTGATGTACTCCGTCCTCATGCTCTCCATGGTCGAGGCCTGGATCTCCCTCTTGTTTCTCTCCTTGGTGATCATCTCCTTCGGGTGGAACTCGCAGAGCTTCTTGAAGAAGGAGTTCAAGTACGCCGTGTGAATCCTGGTCCTTATCGCCTGAATCAGGATCTCTCTCGCGCCCCCGAACTGGTCTTTGGCGAACGTCCCGAAGACGGCGACGAGGAACTCATCCTCCTCGCAGAGCCTCACGAGCTGGGGGTCCTTCATCTTCTCGAACTCTTCCATCACAGCCTCCAGGACAGTCTTCTTCTTGACGTCCTCTGACCACTTCAGGAACGGCCTCCAGTACGTGGGAGCGGAGACTACGGACTTCGTCATTTTGATGACGTCCTGCAAGGTCTCGGTCTCCGCGTGCAGCAACGCCGACGTCACGGCTGCCGCGGAGGTGGGCAAGTTCACCCAGTTCTTCACCGCCGTCCTGACGAACTCGGGCGAGTACAAGTGGTGGGTGTCCTTCATGGTCAAGAACTCCTCGAACTTGAGCTCGTCGTACAGCCTGTCCTTCACTTTCGCGTAGTTCACCTCTTCCTTCGCCATCTTCTCCATGATTGCTTTCTCCCGGTGGCTTTTCATCCCGTGAGCCTGGTTGAAGATGTTGCTGTAGTATATCTCGTTCATGGTGATCGAGAACTCCACCTTGAACCCCGGGTCGTAGAAGCTGTCTAAGTGGAGCCTGTCGTAGGAGGTGTTGTCAGTGGCCAACTTCCCGTAGAAGGCCCAGGATTCCCTGACCCCCTGGCTGTTCCTCTTCATCCAGAGCAACTGGTTGTACACCAGGAAGGCCTGCACCTTAGTCCTGACCGGCAAGTTGACTACCTCGCTGCACATTCCCATCAAGTCCCCTAGGATCGAGGTGCAGGCGTGAAGGATGTACCGCGCGATCTGGGCAGATGTCGAGGTGTTCCTCTTGTGCTCCATCAATATGATGATCGGGGTCATCAGGACGAGGGGGAGGGTTCTCGAGCTGGTGTTTCCGAACCTGGTCATCTCCTCCTTCATGGTCGCATCCTCCTGAATCTTGTGCTCCATGTCCTTCATGAGGACCTTCATCCTGCTCGCGACGGTGACAAAATGCTCCAGGTCTGTGAGGGTCATTGTCAACCACTCTGTGCAGACTCCACCGAACATGTCAGGCTCATTGGTGTACGAGTGGAACCAGCCGTTCTTGATGTGCACCATGTCGGACGCGGAGATGTGGAACCTCACCCTGACCACCTTCCCCTTCGTGATCTTGGGCCCCTTGTGCATCTCCAAAGAGAAGTTCTTGAACTGCTTGAAGGCGAAGTACTTGGGCCCGCTCGTGTGGATGAACCTCCTCTCCGACATGAGCATGATCTCCCTGGAGAGCGCCTCCCAGAACCTGGCCACCTTGAATGCCTTAGACTCCATGAAGCTGTCGGTGATGTTCCCCATGGTGTAGTCGTCGTTGATCTTGCTCAGGAAGTTCGAGACCTCCCTGACGGACTCGATGTCCTCGTCGACGAAACCTATCCCGGTCTTCTCCT